TGATGATGAGGTTCTTGCCGGGGTTCGCCGCAGTGCCGGCCGGCACGGTGTAGGCGAACAGTGCGTAGTCCGTCTCGGCACCCGCCACGGCTGCAAACTGCCACTGACCGCCGAGCGTCGTGTAGCCCGCCGCAGTGTTCGAGAGCGTTGCCGATGCCGGGGCCGCGCTGTTGGCATGGTTCGCGGTCTGACCCGCCGTCGCGCCATCCGGCGCGTTGACTGAACTGCGACCCATGCCGACCATCTGAGTCGGCCAGAGTCGGTTGGCTTGAAGGTCGCCCAGGCTGACGTTGACAGCGGCGACTTCGAGGCGCTGCGCCGTCGCAACCACGCCGCTGTTGTAGTTCCGCAGAAGCAGCGGCAGCGCGTTCGACAAGCAGGGCGAGCCGTTGGCCAAGGGCGTCGTCACGGCACCGACGAGCTGATCGTCGATCCAGAACTCCGTGCGGTCGTTGTGGATGACGATCAGGAAGTGATGCACCACGTTCGTGGACGGCGCAGTGATCGCGGCGGTCTGCGTCTCGCCGCCGTTGTTGTTGACAACGCCGCGCAGTTCGCCGGCAGCGTTGTAGCGGAAAAACACGCCGTCTGTCGGCGCAGCCGTCGTCGCCGCGTAGCCGAGGCCAAACTCCAGGACGTTGTTTGCCTGCGGAACCTGCGGCAGCAGCAGCCAAAAATCAACGTAGGTCGGATACGTCCCGATGATCGGGAACGTGCGGAAGGTCTGCACGCGCGCCACGTTGCTCGCAGCGGTTGCGTTGCCGGAGTTCAGCACCAGGCGTCCGCCAGACAGCGCGATCGTCATCGTGCTCGTCACGCCAGCGTAGGTCGACGTGTTGAACACGCCATGACTGAAAGTATCTTGCCACAGCAACGAGTCCGTGCCGACGCGCAGCCGGAAGTCCGGAGAGACGTCGATCGGGCGCAAGAGACGCGCGGAGCCGGTCACGCCGTCGTGAACCTCGGCAGCAGTGGCGTTGTAGCCGGCCTCGCCGAGCGTGCTTGGCAAGCGCACGCGCAGGTTGTTACTGGCGTCGACTTCCGCACGGTTGCCCGTTACCGCGCCGCTTATTTCCGCTTCAAATGCCATGTCAGTCGCTCCAAACCCATCGAACTTTAAACTGGCCGGTCAGCTTCTCGACCGACCTCGCGTGAATCGTGAAACTCGTGCCCGAGGGCGCGCTGCACGACAACCCTACAAACGCAGCGAAGTAGCGATGATCGCTGGCCGTATGGTCTGTCGTCGTGTCGTCAGCGGACACGTATGCCTCGGCGTTGCTGGTCGGCGAAATCTCCGACTGCCCGGTGACGGCGACGCTGGCCTCGTTCGAGCCAGGATGCGCGCCGAAGTCGATGACTGCTTCGCCGACGCCGCTCGGCATGATTACGCTCCGAGCAGCCTGTCGCGCTGCGCCCTGGCTTCGGCCAGCCTGTTCTCGATGTCGGCCAGTTCGTTCGCCTGCTGCTCGATCTTGGCGGTCAGGTCGGCAACGCGCTTGGTCGCGGCTGCGACGTCTGCCTCGGCGCTCTCTACGACCTTCTTCGCCCTCGCCGCCATCTCGCTCGCCCGCGATTCGGCGGTCTCGATGATCTCGCGCGCCGTCGCCTGCGCGTCGTCGATCGCGCTTTGCGCCAGCTTTTCGCCTTCGCTGATCGCCTTCGCAGCGCTGTCTTTCGCAGCGGTCAGACCGGCCTCGGCCTGCGCGGTTTCCTCGCGCAGCTTGGCGACGCGATCGCTCAGTTCGCGCTCGTTCTGCTCGATGCCAGCCATGTAGCGCAGCACTGCCTCGGCCTTCTCGAAAGCCCGGAACAGGCGCGCGCCCTTTTCGATCTCGACAAGAGCCTCTGCCGCGGTGATGTCGTTCGCCATGATTTACCTCTTGACGAGTAGTGTTGCGACCAGGTTGGTCGAGCCGTCGCCAGCCGTGACGCGCGGACGGATGTAGCGCGTGAGTTCAGTCACGGCCTCGATGCTGGCGGCGGTCTTGCTGATGTTGTTGCCTTGCGGATCGGTCAGGACGACGTAGTTCACGCCGTCGTTCGATCCTTCAAGTGCGATCGTTCCGCCAGTCCCGAACGTGCCGGTAAACTGAATCGAGCGGTCGGACGAACCCGGCATCTCGATCGGCGAGCCGTCGTCGCCGTTCAGCAGGCCGGTCCATCGCACGACATGCGCGTGATCCTTGAATGTTTCGATCGGCGTGATCGTTGCTGCTCTGGTTGCCATGTTTTTCTCCTGAAAAGAGGCCGGGCGCTAACCCGGCCTCTCGTCGTCAGATGACGTCGCGTTCGCTGCCGCCATCGCCATCGCCGTCGCCGCTGCCGGTGCCGGTGCCTTCACCTTCGCCGCCAGCGCTGCCCGTCGCGGCGCTCTGCGGCGGGACATGCGCTTTCGGATCACTGGCCTTCGGAACTTTGGACTCGGTCTTGCGCGGCGCGTTGCTGCGCGCAACCGATGACTGACGCCCCTGCTTTTCGTCAACAAGTTCGAGCCACGAGCAGCGGAACTTGCCGTCGCTCGTGTAAACCGCATCGCGCTTGATGTAGAAAACCTCGCCTTCCTTGCGGCGCTGGAAGCCATCGAAACCGAGCGAGATTGCCCTGACTTTTACGGTGTTCATCGCGTAGGTTCCTTGTGGTTAGTTGGCGATCGTGTAGCCGCTGGCGTATTCGCCGTTGTTGCGGACGTCGACCATCGACAGCGGCACGAGATGCGCCGACACGGTGATCGACGGAGTCGTGCCGGCGACGTCGTAGCGAACGCCGATGAACCTGGCGTCCTCGGAAAGCGAGGTCGGCGGGATCACGATTGCGAACCGGAAACCGGCAACCAGCAGATCGGCATCCTGCGCCGGAGCGGTCGGGGTTCCGGACTCGAACACGCGACGACCGAGCAGTTGACGCCCGGTCGTTTGCGCCGCGTCGGTCGAGACTTCGACGTCGAACGTGTAGTCCTCGTCGCCGGTCGTCTGATCGGCAGGGACTTCGACGGCGAAAACCACCGCCATCGGTTCGCCGTTGCCGATCGCGCGAGCGATGCTGAGGTCGATCACGTTGGTTCCGACAGCGTCGGCAGTCACGGCCTGGGAGTCGGAAAACTGGTGCTGTGCATCGAGAATCATGGTGTGTCTCCTTTCGTCCGATTGGCGGTTAGACCGCGGCCTCGGTGTTGGTGATCTGGTCGACGATCCGGATCGGGATGCCGCGGAACGACATCGTGCGCTTGCCGTCGACGTCCTGGTAGGACAGGCCGGCAGCGGCGGCGTCGTCGCGGCGCTGGATGTCGAGCATCTGCGCCACGGTCCGGTTCATGTAGAAAACCGGACGGCCCATCGCCAGCGAAGGCGGGCGGTAGGTCATCTTGATCATCGTGTCGATCAGGTCTGCGGCGGACGACTTGCCGACCAGGTTCGAGACGTCGATCGAGCCGGCGCGCACGACGAAGCGCCAGTCTTTCAGCGCGATGCCGCACTTCCACTGCCAATGATCCTGATACGCACGCATGCGCGCGCCAGCGATGCCGGCAGTGGTCTCGACGGTGACGAGGCCCAAGTCCTCGTGATAGATGCCGGCCTTCGAGCCTTTCGGAAAGATGCCGACGCAGGACTGCTCGCCCCACACGACCAGCCACATCGACGTGTTGTCCGACTGACTGCCACCGCAGTCGATCACGTTGACGCCGTTGGTCGCAGCCGGATCGGAGAAGCGCGGCGCAAGGCCGGTGATCTCCTCGGGCGCAAGCCCGCTGTTGCCGTAGAACAGCGTCGAGGCCATCTCCTGATTCATCGCCTCGATGAACGCGGTCGCTTCGGACAGGCGGAACTCCGGCGTGTTGCCGTTCAGTTCAGCCAGGTCTTTGTCGACCTCGCTCCACGCTTCGAGCATGCCGCACTGCTCGTCGATCTGAGCAGTGGTGGACTTGCTCGGCGTGACACCCTGGTTCAGCAGACGCCAGGTCACGGTCGGCAAGCCGGTCCGCACGACGAGGCGGTGGCCGGTCGGCAGGTTGCCCTCGACGAACGGCATGTCGGTCAGAATTTCGTTCGTCTGCGACAGCAGTTCGGTGACGGCGGACGTGCGACCGTCCGGATCGAGCCGCTTGGCCCAATCGTTGAGGGTGAGAACATTTGCGCCAATGGTGGCCATTTTAGAGTCCTTTCATGAAGTTAATTTCCATAAAGGCGTTCGGCGATGGACTTCTTCCCGGCTCCGGTCCCGCTGGATTCGGGCGGCTTGTCCTCCGCCATTGCCTTTCCGATGCGAACGAGACCCCTGACGAGTTCGGGATGACTGCCGTATCCCGACTCAGCGAGGAGTTTCTTGAACTCAGCGGAAAAAAACTTGTCGAGCGCAGGCTTGGCGTATTTGTCGAGGTTGCCTTGCAGCGCCTCGCCGCCAAACTCTTTGTCGCTCGTGCATGCTTCGTCCCACTTCGTTCTGGCCTCGGACAGCGTCGCCTGACCCCGCTGGCGCTCCGCCAGGACCGCCTCGCTGCGCTGATCGAGAAGCAGTTGCGCCTGCTCGTTCGACAGGTTTTTCTCTTTCGCAAGAGCGGACACCTTGTCGATTTCAGCTTTGTCGAGGGGAGAGCCTTCCGGCAGCTTGAGGTCGTAGGTCTCCGGCGCGGTCTTGGCGTCCGGCTTGGTCTCGCTTTTGGCGTCGCCTGCCTTCTCGCCACCGTCGCCGGGCTTCTCGCCCTGCTGTTCGGTGCTCTGCGTCGTTGCGGTTTTGGCATCAGTTGCCGCAGCCGTTTCGCTGGCCTTCGCATCGGTCGCCGTTGTGGTTGCGGCCTTCGCGTCGGTCTGCGATCCAGCCTGCGAACCCTGATCAGCCGCGGCGGTGTTACCCTGTGCGGTGCTCCCGGTCTCAGGCATCGGATTCTCCTTTGTTGCCTTGCAGCGCTTGCGCTTCAATCGCCTCACGTCGCGCCCTCGCGTGCGATTCCTGCATCATCTTCACGAGCATCAGTTCATCGGCCTCGGCAATCCTCGCCGTGATGATCAAGCCGATCTCCTGCTTTCCTGCGTTGCAGTGGATCAGCGCGCTCGGGTGCCACACGGACTGCATGAACTTGCACTCGCCGAGGATGTCCCACAGCACCATCCGACCGGCGTCCGTCGCCAGGACTTCCTGCCAGGCCGCGCGCAGAATCTCGGCCTTGTCGCGCGTCTTGCGCTCGGCGCGCTTGACCTGCGACTGATCGGCTGCGTTCGAGACCATCGGTGCCGTTTTTGAGTTCATGCCGGGACCACCCCCCTCGCCAGCGCCGTCAGCGCGTTGTCACCAGATACGTCCGTCTCCGAGAGCGCTTTCGCGCTGCCGGCCACGTTCTTCGCCTGCTCTGCCGCGATCATCGCCGCCTGCTGCTGGCGCTCGGCATCGGCGGAAGCGCGAGCCTCGTCGTCCGGACGCACGACCTTCGGATCGACGCCAAGCATCTCGCCGTGATCGTCGATCAGTTGCATCGCGTCGACCTTGTGCCTGACCTCCGGGAACGCCTGCATCAGTTGCATCGAGAACGACGCGAAGCGCTCATGCCCGACGACGCCGACGAGTTTCTGCGCCTGCGCCATCAACGAGATGTATTCGACCTTGAGATCGACGTTATCCAGTTCCTCGGGCGGCGGCGGGATCAAGCCGGCGCGGTCCATCATGCCGTAGACACGGTCGACCATCGGATCGAGCAGTTCGTCGTTCGTGCGTTCCAGCACCGGCCCGAGAGCCAGCAGCTTTTCCTCGTGCCGCTCGTCGATCTCGCGCGCCGTGATCTCGCGGCGATCGGACTGCGCCAGCATCAGGAACAAGTCCTCGTAGAACGAGCGCCGGACCATCATCCGGACGTCCTGGATGTCGGCGGTCAGGTCGGCGACCGAC